GAAGATATTCCCCCAATTTTTTATGGGTATATCGACAAACATGTAGAAAGGATCAGTCATGAGTAAGATGGGAAACTACGTTGTGGGGCTGCAGGAAGATGATGATGATTTCATCGAAGCCTACAAGAAAAGAATACTTGAAGTCTATGATGACAAGAGCGTGGCTGAGTTAGATCAGACTATGCTGGCTCTGCGAAAACAATATGACGAAGCAGTGAGACGCAGGGCAGAGACAGGCCTGAGATCATACAATGATGAGATCGAAACCGCATCGATCCAAATCCATAATATAAAATATGCAATATCTGCCAGACAGATTGGAGAAAAATCATGAAACTATCACAAGCGAAAGCTATCTGCGAAGCAGCTATCGACTTTGCAATGAACACAAAAAACGGGCGTGATGCTCAGTACGTTGTGCCATACCTTGTATCAGGTGCGGGGATCGGAAAGACCACCTTAGTCAAAGACATCGCCGCGTCCAAGGGCATTGGCTGCGAGATACTTTCACTCGCTCAGTATGATGCTGGTGAGCTGGGTGGCTGGGCCGTGCCGTCTGAAGATGGCGAGACCATGGTGCGCAAGCGCCCTGACTGGATGCCGACTGATGGTGAGGGCATCCTATTCTTGGACGAGCTGCCACAGGCTCCAGTGTCCAACCAGAACATTGCAGCTCAGATCACAAACGAGCGGCGTGTTGGACCACATCATCTGCCAGAGGGCTGGGTCATCGTTGCCGCTGGCAACCGCATGTCTGATCGTGCTGGCACCAACGGCATGCCGTCCCACCTGAAAGACAGGTTGATGTTCCTAGAGATCGAAGCGGACATGGAAGATACCATCGCTTACTACTACAGCAAGCGTATCGACGAGCGCGTGTCGGCGTTCTTGCGCTTCCGCCCTGAGTGGTTGCATAAGTTTGATCGTGACGCAGATGCATGCCCATCACCGCGATCATGGGAACGGGTGGCATCGATCATGTCATGGGGTCTTGATCCAGTGAACCAGCTAGAGGCCATCGCTGGTCAGGTCGGACGCGCTGCGACAGCCGACTTCACCGGGTTCCTACAGATGTATGACAGTGTCCCTGACATTGATGCTCTGATTGCTGCGCCTACTGCGGCTGAGATACCAGATAACCCGGCTGTTCTCTATGCCGTATGCGCTGCGATCTCATCTAAGATGAACCCAAAGAACGCTGGCAACGTGATCAAGTATCTTGACCGCTTGCCCCAGCAAGAGTTCGCGGCGTTCGTCATCAAGGATGGTGTCAACCGTCATAAGGAACTGAAGCAGTCTCAGGATGTCCGCAGTTGGATCATGCGTCAGGGAAAAAACCTGATCCTTTAACACAGGATCGTGGACGATTTTGGGTAGCAAACGTACCTAAATCAAATTCGTTACTCTTTTTTTGACGATTGAAGGATGTAACCCATTGCACATAATGGGTTATTTAAAAAATAACTTTTCTGGTAATGGGAGAGACCATGTCACCCTGCCCGGATGTAGTTCTATTGAACTTTTTTTTGGAGGAATACCATGGAAGAACAGATGAAGGTTTCTCGTGCCATCACGAGGCTGGTAGTGAAGCACCCATTCTTTGGGTCAATTTCACTATCACTGAACATCTCACCTGATGACAGCATTCCGACTATGTGTACTGACGGCAAGTCAATACGATGGAACCCATCCTTTGTTGATGGGATGGATCAGGAAGAGACGGTCGGTGTCATGGCTCATGAGGTCTTGCATGTCACGTTCAAGCACATGATGCGGCGCGGTGAGCGTGACCCTGAGCTTTGGAATATCGCCTGTGATCTGGCGATCAATCCGATACTGATCGAAGGTGGTTTCGTATTGCCAGAGGGTGCGCTCAATGAGCCAGAGTACAACGGGCTGAGTGCAGAGACCATCTACAGCAGACTGCCAGAGGATGCCAAAGAAAAGTATGGCAGCGGCTCTGGGTTTGGTGAGGTCACTGATGTGTCTGACAGCAACGGTAAGCCCCTCTCAGAGGCGGAAGCCAAGCAGATGGAAGCGGACATCGACAGCAAGGTTATGATGGCTGCAGCCGGGGCTAAGGCAGTGGGCAATCTGCCCGGTGCGATCAAGTCTCTGATCGAGGAGATGAAGCGCAGCCAAGTGGACTGGCGTGACAGTATGCGCAGGTTTGTCGGGGGCGATCAGCCAGATGACTACAGCATGCGCAAGCCGCATCGTAAGATGTATCACGCATCTAGGATCGTCGCCCCATCCATACAAAAGATTGGTGCCGGGGACGTTGTGATCGGCATCGATACAAGCGGGTCTGTTTCGAGTGGTGAGCTGTCTTATTTCTTGGGTGAGGTGAACGCAATCAGTGCAGACATCAAGCCCCGGTCAGTCACAGTAATCACATGTGATGCTACGATCCAGACTGTAAGGCGGTACGAACAGGGTGAGGAGATCGAAAAGATCGAGGTCAATGGTCGAGGTGGGACAGAAGTCCGCCCAGTATTTGACTATGTTGAAAAAAATAATATCAATGTGGATAACATGGTGTATTTTTCAGACATGTGCATATTCGATTACCCAGATCAACCGCATTACCCAACGATGTGGGTGTCGTCTTATTCACTAGGTGCGCCAGCCCCATTCGGGGAGACAGTGTATCTTAAAAACTTAGGGGAGTAATGATATGGACCTAGACAACGTAAAACGACTTATGCGGGAGGGAGTTAGTTTTGAAAAAGCATACGGTCACTGTATGCTACAATTGGCTAGGGCGGAAAACCAGATACCCAATCACAAGGTTCAAGAGGCGAGAAGGAACAACGCTACGTCTGGAGCTTTGCGTCCTAACAACGGCGCTTCAGACAACCCCAAGATGGTTGAGCGGATAGACAGGTTCTTACAAAGCAACATATATCAGAGAGACATAGCTAGAGTGCTGAGTATCAGTCAGTACACCGTCTCTAAAATAAAGCAACGATACAACCTACCTACAAAAAAGTTGAATGATGAATAAAGAAAACGCGAAGCTGCAAAGCAAGATAGCTATTCAGCGCACTGAGATTGCAAGGTTAACCCAGAAGTTAGAGAGGTTAACCAAAGAAAAGTCCAAACTACTAAGGGACATAAAGTGGATGAGAGGAGAACGTGATGAGTAAGGAAGACATGGACAAGATTTTAGATGAGGCATTCCGCAAAGTGCTTGGGGGGAGGAACTAATGGAATTTTTTACTGCACTGTTAATCTACTATCCGCTTCAGGATATGGATATGCGAAGTGAGATTTGGTTTGAGAACTACGCTAGATGTGAGCAAGTTCTCAGGTCTGATGCTTTGTTTGTTATCTACGACAACCCAAAAGATGTTCACATGAACTGCACTCAATCAGATCAAGCGAGTTCGTCTATACGTCCAAGGGCAAGACCGGAGGGTTTGAATGATGGGTAATGAGGCACTAAACCTACAGCAAAAAGCAGAACTTACCTTCCTCAGAAACGAGGTGAACAAGCGAGAGTTCGAGGCCAACCTAGTTTCTCCGCATCCCAACGTACAACAAGACCTTCAACGTGCCAGAATTGAGTTGCGTGAATACACACACAAGCTCAGGATGCAGGGCATAAACATATAAAGGATGAAATCATGACGAACATGACGCGAGGTCAGATACTGGACAAAGCCAAACAGTATGTGACGAAAGACAGGGCATCAGACCACGGTAATATGGAAGATAATTTTGAAACTATAGGTGCCTACTGGTCAATTCATTTGGGTGTTCATGTTAGTGCCGTAGATGTTTCGGTTATGATGGCTCTACTAAAAGCAGCCAGAATAAAATCAAACCCAGAGCATACAGATAATTGGGTGGATGGGTGTGGCTACTACAGTTGTGGTGGAGAGCTTGCCACTAGAAAATAAAAAATGGAGTGAAGAACATGGAAGTGCAATTAAGAAACTATCTTAGAATAAAACAACTAAAAGCAAACATAAAAGTATTTCTGACGGTGAACGGCTTCTCGCCTGAAGAGGCAAAAAAGATATCAGAAAATCCTCACCAGTATCAATGGAAGAATTTTGAATATGAAGACGCGCCATTCGGATTAAGAATTTTACCAGAGGGTCAAATGAGATTGTCTGCTAAGTACGGTGGTGGCTTATTTATTTCCTTGCATACTATCAAAGAAAGAATGAAGTCAGGCACCATACAAAAGACTGTTACAGATAAGGCCATGGAAGCGACAGAGTTGTATGCATCAACAGAGTTGAAGAGCGCATTCCCATCCCTGTATTGGTACGTCACATCAAGCCTTAACAGTGGTGTGTCTGTTGAAAAGAAAAAGTCTTACATGTCAGATGTTGATGTTCACCTGCCCGCCACATGGGCAAAGAAGATTTATGACAAAGGCATCGCGCAAGTTAAGGCGGGTGATGGAATGCGGTTCATCATGAACTCTCAAGAACGAAAGCTATCTCGGGTCAACGATGACGGCATCAGGGCTTGGTCAGTCGTATCAATGAAGGTTAAAGGCAAGCAACCATACATGGAAAATGGTTGGGTGATGAAGTACAAAACCTCAGATGGTGCCGTATTGGCGTATCAAAAAGACTTCTCTCGTTGCGAAAGTTTGCTACGCAGAAGGATAAAGGATACCGTAATGAGGGAGCTTATAAATTGAGTGATCTAAAAACTGACATGGGTTCAGACATGGAAGATGTATTAAGTTACGAAGCTATAGTAAAAGTATTATCCTCCATGCCTGAAAAGGCATCACCGCAAGACGTTACTGCTTTAATCACAAACATCGTTCTTGCATACAACTTTCAAAGTCAGTGGGGTATGATAGCTCACATGGCTGGTGAAGCATTATGGAGCATGATGGAGGATATGGAGGAGAATGGATGCAATACTATTCATTAAAAAAAAGACCACCCGAAGGTGGCCCAAAGTTCAGAGTGGAGAACATTGCATTCTAAAACCATGTGCGAACATATAGAAGCGGAGCAATGTACTGGCACAAGATGTAGCATCACCACAAATAACCGTCAACAAAAGAAATGTCCCCGTGATTTGCACCACGAGGACTTTTGTAACTAACGACGAGAGGTGACCAAACGTCCCGTTGAAAAGACCTTACTATGATTATTAAATATTGCAAGACAATTTAAAATTAGAACGGATAGTCATCATCCACTTCAGTGTATGGGGTTGGTGCATCCAGTATGGGATCGGGGACATACTTCTTATAGGTCGATGTAGGAACATCAAACTCAAGGTTGGTATCACCTTGCTTGCCTATCCAAGAGAACCGACACTTCCACACATGCACCTCAGAAACCCTAGAACCTGATGGGTTTGGTCTATGAACGGTTAGACCAACGTCAGCCTTCGCAAACCAAGCTGCACTCCCTGATATGTCATACCCCTTTGGCGCTGGCACCTTGCCAGTGTGATCCCGCATCATCTTAGTGGGATGCGCAACAAACCAGAGGTGTATGCCATGGGACTGAGCGAACACACGAAGCCTAGTCAGAACTTCTGATATCCAATCAGTCTCGCTTATGTCTCCGTTCTTTTGGATGTAGTTGTAAGGGTCTATGATGGCACCCCTGATACCGTGCCGCATCACAGCTACCCGCAGTCTTTCGATGATGCTTTCAACAGAAGATAGCGATCCGTCAGCTTGGTAAAGAAAAGAAAAGTGCGATTGAACAAAATCCTTACCGACAGTCAGTTCGTCCTCAGTCATCCTCTCTGTAGCACCTTTAAAGAATGGCTTGCGTGTTTACTTGCTTATCAACTTTGCGATGTGGATGCGTGGCTCATTTTCAAACGAACAGATTGCAAACTTCCATCCAATGTT